CGGAGCGCAAGCTCCGAGGAAACCAGCTTATCTAGGGAATAAGCTGAAACCCTTGAGTTTCAGTAATTTCTTACTGCTTTGACCTTATCTGATCCGTTTCCGGATGGACAGATGAAATGCCGAAGATGGTATTGAAATATCCTTAGGAGGTAGTTTCTTAGCACTCATACCAGTGAGTGTTAATCTGCTTCCGAGCCTTAGGCGACTTCTTTACCTGCCGTCCCCTTTTGGGAACAGCGGAATAGGATTCTATGGTAGACCAGATCAAGCTGAAGTCTTTAAACTCACGGCCCCCCCTCTCTGTATAAGAAGGGATGCGCGTAGTCTGCGAAATCAGATGAACACCTTAATTCTAATTAACATGAAATATACAAAGTTTATCTCAATATTAAAAAGTTTTAAGGGGGGTAATATCCAAGAACCTATGGTATCGCTTGATAATTCTTTTGAGTTATCAGGATTATTGAAGGGGTTAGGATGGAGAATTGTATTCGCCACCTTCCCTGATATAATCAAGATATCCTCCAGGCTTAAACAGCTTTCATTATTTAACAAGTATTTACTTGCGATGACTAAACATCACGGAAGTACAACTACTGTTAAGTTTTTGAAATTATCTGCTCTTGCCTTACAAAGAAAAATTGCAGGGACTCCAGCTCACTCTTACAGAGAGCTAGATTCCGAGTTACCTTTACCGCGTTTGTATTCTGGACTTCCTAGGTTTATACCTATTGAGGACAGAAGAGCGATTTTAAGGGGGAACCCGTTTGTTATACGGTGATGGCTAACATTGTTTTCCATTTACCGAGTAATCAAAATCCCTGGTACTACTAAGCTTAGTACTATAACTTCCAAATTTTCTGGTGATAAAGAACGTTGTCAAAGTGGAGCTTTGGAATTGAGGTTTTTAACATCTCAGTTCAAATCTCGTTTTGATTTCCGTATCTTAGACCGTGAAGTTTGGTTGCTTCCAATTGAAAAGGCATCCTCCGAGAACGTTGTTTCTTGAAAATCTTTCTTGAAAGTTCCGAAGTTAATGAAATTACACTATCCCTCTATTTATAAGAGTGTTTTGGCTTTTATGCCTGATAGATGTAAAGGATACTGAAGGATCAGAGCATATTTTCAAATGTATGCTGATTCTGTTCTTATAAATATAAACAGAATTGATCCATTAGGTAGACTGGCATTAAAAGATGAACCAGCTGGAAAAGTGAGAGTCTTCGCAATGGTAGATATATGGACTCAGTCCCTATTGAAACCGTTGCATGATTTTCTTTTCGATTTCCTTAAGGGTTTACCAAATGATGGTACGTTTGATCAGACTGCATCTGTTAAAAGAGCAGCTGAGAAGGCTAAGCGATGAAATGGTTCCTTTGGATACGACTTATCCGCTGCAACCGACAGATTACCGATTTCTCTTCAAGTGTCCATCTTATCCGAATTAATCGGTGAAGATAGGTCACTTGCTTGGAAAAATATATTAGTTGGTCGAGATTACTATCTTGAGGATCTTGATGAAGGTACCTTTAAATATAAAGGTATTAATCACAAGCCTTATAGATATGAGGTCGGACAACCAATGGGTGCTCTGTCATCTTGGGCAATGTTGGCTCTTACGCATCACTTAATAGTACAATTAGCTTACCAAAGGTCATACCCTGTTGTAAAAAGGGATGATCACGGTGAGCGAGTTTGATACTCTGAGTATGAATTGTTAGGAGACGATATTGTTCTTTTTGATCCGCTTGTCGCAAATAACTACTTAGAGCTTATGAAGGAATTCGGTTTAGAAATTAATCTTTCTAAATCCGTTATTTCTAACAATGGTTCTTTAGAATTTGCAAAAGTTACGATCTTCAAAGGAAGGAATGTATCGGCATTGCCTTGAAAGATGTTTGCATCTCAAACAGATAGAATGGGAAGGATTAATATAATCCATTACCTTCTTTCTAATAATGAGATCAAGCGTCCAATAAGGTATATTAAGAACTTGTCTATGTTATCTCCTTCGAAAGTTGGAGATTATGGGTTCAGTTTGGTTGCTTTATTAACTATGTCAGTTAATAACTCCAAACTTACTCTAACAGAAATGCTAAGGACTTTCACTTCCGTGACTTTAGCTCTTGATAATTCAGGTAAAACTAATTATCTTAAGGAGACTTTAAGTCATATAAATGAGAGTTATATTGAAAATTTACTGTGTTCTATTTATCAAGATAGACCACTTGAATTGACAAAGAAACCTTTAGTTGACATGTCTTTCACTTTAGATCATCCTCACCAAAAGTTGGCGATTGCGAACGACCTTCGTAACTGGAAAAAGACTGTAACTCAGTTTGAATTCAGGGATTCTTTAGTGGCTGGTATTATAGAAGATTTAATTCCAGACTTACCTAAAGATGCAAGGGTATTAATGTACCCCGGTAAAGAGATGCTTACTCCATTTATGTGAGAGCAACGTATTTACCAAAGTATCTATTTCACAATTGATCATTTCTTTAAAGGATTTGATTCATTTTGAGATAGGGTAAATAATGAAATTGTTCATTTATCCATTGAGGAATTATCTGAACTCCAAGAGAAAAGGGACAGATTCGTTGAACTGTCTAACCTACTTAAAAGAGCAAATGATAAGATTTCTGGTGTAAGTCAATCTAACTTACCTCAAAAACCGTCTCTGAAAGCTTTTAAGTTTTTACTTAAGGCATATAAGGATCGGCCTCTTTGGACTTATGACATTGAACGAATGTCTCATCTTCGATTTATGAGAATATCTAGGTTCTCATTTTTAGATAGATAGACATGTTGTGTCAGCCAGGAGAGGTTCACCTCTCTAGAAACTAAGGGTTTGCCATTGGGCTCGTAAGAGTTCTATAGTTGTTTTTAATGTGTAGTGATACACATTAATGTGGGACTATCCTGAAAAGGTG